AAGGGGTCTTCGTCGTCTCTGATCCGCAAACCACGGGCTTTGAAGCCCGCAGGCAGGTTAGAAAGCGTCCCTGCGTCGATCAATTGACGCAAAGCCGCCGTCGCAGTACGAGAAAGGCCACCAATCGTGTGAATTAAGCCCATCCCGTAGAAACCGAAGCCCGGCAAGAATTTATAATGGACAAAATACTGAATTTTTGACGTTAAAGGGTCGTCTTCGCGGTAATTTCGTCGGATTGCCAACACTTTGCCGTTGTCTTCACTGATTGTGACCACATACGGCACTTTAATGCCGGTCATTTCACCGTTTTCGTCGGTATCTTCGTACCCCTCTAGGTCCAAATCGACGTGACACTCCAACAAGGTGCAGTCATAGTCGACTCCAGTGGCCCGCGTGCCGTCGATATAGTCGATTTCGTCACTAACACTGGTCGAATCGGGCTGTGAAGGCAGCACTTTGATGTCTCGATAGAAGCCACTGACCTGCTGTTTACGCAAATCGTTCAAAGACATACGCACAACGTGCGTAATGTTGGGACAAGTCTCTAGATCATTGCTTTCATACGGCACCACAAGGTGCTCTGCCGGTATAAATTTACAAACTGGCCGCCCCAGAGCGTCGTCAAAGTACACTTTTTTGAACGTAGAGCCCGCCAGAGGCAGATAAAACAGCATCTGGTCAAACTCTGGCGTGTATTCTTCCATTACATTGGTAATGTAGTAGTTCATGAAGTCTTGAACACGCTTGGCTTGGTCCATTTTTTCCGTGGTCTGTGAGCCAAGAACCGTGGTTCGTACTGGACCGTCCGCTGGCAAAAGCTCATTGAACGCTTGTGCTTGAAACTGGACCGCTGCTTCTGCCAAAAGTGGGTGCGTTACACCGGTAGCGCCTCGGAAAGGCTCTGTGCGCTCTTCGTAATTGAAGCCTAAAAGCTCAAGGCCCTTGGAGTACGCGTCTTCCCAGTCCTGTCTTGACGCTCGATTGGCGCTGTATTGCTCCATGAGCTCGTTGGAAACTTGAGCAAGCACCGAATCTGGCAAAAACTCTGCGAGATTGTCGTAAAAATCGTCTTCTCGATCCCGATTGCGGAAAGGATCAAAGTCTAGAGTAGCACCGCCGTCGTCTTCTCGAACAATCTCTATGCCTTCGATCTCTACATTCGTGATCAGATCGCCTGGTAAAGCCTCTACTTCAACAGCCTGCAAGTTCTCATCATCGAGATTCAAGCCTTCTCGATCCATCAGTGAAACAGGTGGGGTATCACCATTTGCCATATCTAAGCTCCAAAGCTTCCGATGCCTTGACTCAAGCCTACCTCACCGCCGTATCGCATACCACCTGTGATATCGATCACCTTTGGTGGGACTTGTCGTTTCTTACCCGGACCGCCGCCACCGACACGATTACAGATCGGGTTGCCATTCACGAAAGACAACACGTACCCGTTCGGGCATTGATACATTTGCGTCGGCTCAAGACCGTATGTGCCGGGGGCCGTGCTTTGCGTGCCGGTGTTGACGGTGCCTGAACCAGGCCCCGGCGCAGCAGAGCCCGCAGTGAACGCGTCAGAGTCTACATCGCCAGTTTCTGTTGTCCTGAACAACGACGGCATGGTTTGTTGGGCCACCGGCTTGTAAATCGGCATGGTGTAACCTGTCGCCCGTTCTTCTTCTGTACCTTCAAAAGGCATGAAAGTGCGTTGGATTTCCATGCCCTGACTTGTCGGGTAACCGGTGGTGTACGAAGATATTTGATCCCCGACATCAAGATCTACCTTTCCTAGCAACGATTGTATGCCTGCAAAGTTCTGGGCGCTCTCTTGCGCTCGTTGCTGTGCTGCTTGCTTGGCAGCGAGTTGTTGTTCGTACGCAGCGGCAGCGGCAGGCGTGGGATGTAAAGTGCCGTCGCTTGCTTCTGTAATTACCGCAGGCGTTTGGTTTTGCTGCATCGGATCTTGCTGGGCTGTGGTGGTGGTAGTGGTGACCGGGTCAACAACCTGACCATACATGCTGCGATCAATCGCGGTTCCGGTTTGAGACGGTGTTGTAAACAAGTTTTCTGTCGCAGCCTGCGCGGTTTCAGCAGCCTGTAAAAGTTCACCTTGAGTCGGTGCGTCGTAGATCGGATCGGGATCAGGAGTGGCCGCGAGTTGCGCTTCCATTGCTAGACGATCTGCTTCTTGTTGCGCCGCAAGTTGTTCTGCGCGTTGTAACTGGGCGGCAGCTTCTTGTTCTGCCGCCAACTGAGCGGCTTGTTGAGCAGCGAGTTGTTCTGCCGCCAACTGGGCGGCTGCCAGACGTTCTGCTTCTAACTGCTTTTCTGCTTCTTGCGCTGCCAGTAACTCTGCGGCAAGTCTTTGTGCTTCCTCTGCTGCTGCCTGCTCTTGCGCAATGCGGGCAGCTTCTTGCTGGGCAAGTAATTCTGCGGCAGCTTGTTCATTTGCTATTCGTATAGCTTCTTGTTCCGCTGCGATACGATCCGCTTCTTCTTGTGCGATTCTTATTCGTTCAGCTTCTTGAGCAGCGAGTGCGTCTGCGGCAGCTTGTTCTGCTGCCAAAACCTCTGCAGCGGACGGCCCTGCCACGACGGGTGTCGTTTCTACGGGCGGAAGGTAGACCGGCTGAGATGCTACAGGTGCCGTAGTTACCGGAGTGGTTGCCACCGGAGTCGTTGCCACCGGAGTCGTTGCCACCGGCGTAGTGGCTACCGGCGTAGTGGCTACCGGCGTAGTGGCTACCGGAGTCGTTGTCACAGGATCAGTGGTTGTCACAGGGTCGGTCGCTACGGGATCTGCAGCCACCGGGTCAGTCGCGACTGGGTCTGTGGCGACCGGATCGGTCGCTACGGGATCGGTAGGGCGGGTGCCGCCTCGTCCCTGATAATTCGTTATCACGTTGGGCGACAACAATACGTCGGTGCCCTCTCTCAAAAACATACCGGGTTCATCCGGTGTCTGCCCTGGTGCCGTTGCCAAAGCACCCATAGCCTGTGCTTGTTCTAACGCTCTTTGTTGTGCTATCAAATCTCGTGTCGAAGGTGTATTTTGCGTAGCGACAGCTTGCTGTGCAGCCAATGTCTCAGCAGCCGCCGCAGGGGCGACGTACGCAGGTAGCTGCATTGGGTCAATCTGCACGTTGGAGAAATCAAGCTCTGGCACGAAACGGCCCATGCCGCCGCCACGGAACATACCTACCGGTTCTTGTGTTTCACGTGAAACACGTGCCAGGGGTCCCTGTGTAAAGCCACGTAACAGGCCCGAGAGACCTGACGAAATAACTGGTTTTCTCATTTGGTTTACCTCTCCGCCTTGGGCGTAGTCTCTATCCGTAGGATAACCCGCAGCGGCTCTTAGCTGTTCGATTTCTCTCTCTTTCTGAGCCAGTTGTCTAGCGACCGCAACACGCGCTTTGGAATTAGGGAAATCATCTTGATCCAAAACCCCGCGTAGGTAATCTCTCCTTGGGATCAGATCTTCAGCGGGGTCTTTTGGCAGCGGTTTGGGAGGCCTCATGCCAGGTAGTTCCATTTGGGGGTTGTTTGGGTCGTCTATTGAAAACGAAGGCTCAGTCTTTCTGCCCTCGCGCATGGAGTACACCAAGCCGCTTTCCGGCAAGACCATCTGTTGGGTGTCTTCGGGAAAGACACGCTGTAATTCTTCGCCTGATAGCGTTTCTGGAAACCGGGCTAATTCACCAGACGGCGCTCGTACATACTCATCTTTCTTTACGCCTTCAAAACGTCGCTGTACGTTCCGAGCCTCAACCTCACCAGGGTTCCCTTCGTACATTTGAAACATTTGTGACTCAATGTCCCGAATGTCCTGTTGTTCTTTCAGGAGGGGTCTCAGTTCTTCGATCTCTTCGTCGAACGCCCCAGCAATTTTCTCTGCAAATTTTTCGTGATCTTTGACCCCAGCTTCTTTCAAAGCGTCATTCAGACTAATCATACGGCGATCAGATCCCGAGTAGCGAAACGCTTGGCCTCTATACTCGTCGTCTACAGCGTCAATCTGTTCTTGCGGACGACCCATCTCTCTGAGTTGTGCTTTACGTTTTTCTATGGCGTCCGATAATTCTTGACGAGCAGTCTGTGCTTTAGAAAGAACACCCTTTGCTTCTAGCTCTGCTTCTTCCGCACGTTCGCGCAAATACTCTTGAGTAAGATATTTGACACGTCTTAGTTCTGCTTCTGGCGCGTTTTGGAGAGCCGTAACCAACGGGGGACCGTCATCGGGAGTTGGTTTCGCTTGACCAATTGCTCGTTTTCCAAAATCCAAAACGGTCGAAAACATCGTCGGCTTCGGGGCCGCGTCGGTCGTAATTACAAGACTATCGAGTGTGTCTTCAATTCTTTCCTCTACGGCTCGCAAAGCATCATTATTTTTTGCTTGACGACCCGCAAAACCGGTTGGTTCGAACATGCCGGTGTTTGCCCCACCGTAAAGACCCTCTATGTCTTGTACAGCGTGCTGCACTTCATGCATCAACGTGCTCATCATGTCTTTACGGCCTTCGGGCGTATTTGGTACATCTGCTAGTTGAATGGTCTTTGTTTCGGGGTTGTAAGAACCCTTGACAAAAAACGCCAACGGCGGGGTAGACTCGATTCTGATGCTACGAAGCTGGGGGTATTCGTCAAAAAGTTCTGGAAAATCAATAATTTGCTCTAATACGGGTGAGGGAAATTTTTGTAGCCCCTTCGTGCCCGCCTTGTAGTCGTATCGCGTGAACCCGTACTTGTTTAGTTGTCCTTCATCTAGATCAAAAAACCCCGGTATCGTTAAGTAGTCCTTATCATTGATTTGTCGGATTCTCATTCCCTGCATGGCAAGGAGGCGCTGCTCTGTTCTAGTATCCGGGTCTAATAGCTTTCCAAGCTCTACCTCGGGGTCCTCTGTCGCTCGGAAGGCTTGCTTGAAAGACACGTTGGTCATTGGTATTTCGTAGCGAACCTTGTTGTCTAAACTAGAACGGTAGGCTTTGTAAGTGTTCGCGCCCGACTGCCTTTCCCAACCCTGCGCCGGGTCAAGCCCCGCTTCCTCAAGCATCTCCACCGTATCTTCAGCTTGCTTGCCAGACTTACCTTTACCCGAGCCAAAAATACCAAAACTGTTTTGAGGTACGTCGCTAACGGCTCTTCCCACCGCCATAGGCCCTGTCGCTGCCAAAAAAGACTCAATACCAGAAAATGTTTCGCCAGTTTTTGGATCGACAGTTTCAATCCGACCACGTTCAAAAGCATCCGCGCCGCCGTACAACTGTCGTTTCATTTGTTCCGGTAGCCGTGAAACAGTGTCCGCCAACTGCGAGCGGGCTTCAGGACTGTCAATAAGCTCTTGTCCGTAGTCCACTAGAGAGCCGATACCGCGAACTATTGGGGTATATCCCAAACCAAACTCTGTTTTGCCGTACACGCCGGGTGTAACGGTGCGATCAACAACCTCTTCAAGTTGGTTTGTGACTGGGTTCAGTTGAGTTCGGGGCTCCCCAAACTCCGTGACCGGCGGCTGCAATACTTCGGTGCGGAATGGAGCTAGATAGCTAAGTACCTGAGTGGGTAACGTACCCTCTTCTTGAACGCCGGGAATCCCGTACGCAAACTCGCGCTCTACGGGCGCTGGCCGTTCAAACAACTCTCGATCTGCATCTTGTCGCGCCAAAGCACGCTCCAAATCCGCCAGCATCTCCGCTTGTGTACGTTCAGCCATAATAGTTTGCCGCCGATATCATTTGACTTGGTTCATAACTGTCTTCCCAATCATCACTAGGCAGATTCACAAAATTACCTTGGCGGTATCGCATCAACGCCTGGGTCGTGCTGTCCACCAAGTCATCGTGGGTTCCGTTCGGAAATGCAGCACACTCTTCAATCACCTCGTGCGCCCAGCTTTCGTCCGGTGCCCAGATCATCCCCGCTTCAAACAACGGAGAGATAGAATGTACTCTCGATAACTTGTCATTACCACGACTCGGTGTGAAATTTACAACAGGTATGCCAACCTGCCGTAGCTCGTGAGTCAGAGGGGTCCCTGTGGCTTTTGCCTCAATAATTACCGTTTCGGGCTCCCAATACTTGTACAGGTCCAACGCGATCTCTTTCAACTCTGGAAAATCCCACCTGCCCTTCTTTGCATCAAGCAAGATAAGATTCGCGGGGCCCCCAGCCTCTTCT